CTGATGGCGGGACTGTGCCTGTACGACCTGTGCAGCGGCAATGGACGCCGCGTGCATGTGATCGCGAACCGCATCGAACAGGCCGAGATCCTGCTCGACAGCGCCAAGACAATGGCGCGAGGCCTCGAGGATCTCGATGTGGCGATCAGGCAGTACACGATCATCCGCGGCGATCAGGACTGTCTGCTCTCGGCGCTGCCGGCGAAGGAGTCGAGCCTTGACGGCCTGACGCCTTCACTCTGGATCGCCGACGAAGCAGCCGAATACCGCGGACGGTTCCTGACGAAGCTGACCAGCGCGATGGCCAAGCGCCGGGAGGCGCTCGGCGTGATCATCAGCACACCCGCCGACAACCCCGACAACATCTACGGCGAGAAGATCCTGCACGCCCAGGAGGTGCTGAAGGGCACCACGCCCGACGATGCGACGGTCGCGATGCTCTACGGCATCGACGAATCGGACCAGATCGACGATCGGGAGTGCTGGTCGAAGGCGAATCCGAACATGGAACACGGTCAGCCGGCGCTCGAGAACCTGGTGGAGCAGTTCAACACGAACCGCACCACCCCGATGGGTCGCGTCGAGTTCACCCGCTACCACTGCTGCCGCATGACTGAAAACAGCGGCGGATGGCTCGACATGGAGCTGTACCCCAAGCCATCCGAGATCCAGTACGAATCGCTTGCCGGCCGTCCCGCGTGGGTCGGCGTCGACCTGAGCAAATCCTTCGATCTCAGCGCGGTGGTCGCGGCGATCCCCCTGGACGATGGCCGCGTCTACCTCAAGGGGTGGTACTGGTGGCCCGATGCGAATGTGAAGCAGCGGGAACTGGACTACCGGCTCCCCGTCCGGAACTGGGCGCTGAACGGACGGCTCGAGCTGGTGCCTGGGCGCCAGGTCGACTACCAGACGATCATGGCGAAGCTGAAGGAAATCGCTGCGTTCCTCGATGTGCAGGACATCGCCTACGACCAGTGGGGATCGAAGATGTTCGCCGAACTGGCGGTGGGCGACGGTCTGCCGCTGAAGCTGTACAGCCAGGGCATAAGCACCATGGGGCCGGGCTGCCAGCTGTTCATGCAGTACTGGCTCGGCGAGCGGATCGAGGTCGGTGACGATCCCGTCTTCCGGAACGCATGCCGCACCGCGATCGCGATCCGCGACAGCAACGGCAATGTGAAGGTCGACAAGAAGAAGACGGGTCAGGTGATCGACCCATTGGTGGCCGCGATCATGGCGCTGCACTGCTGGGGTGGCGAGACCAGAAGTGGTTATGAGGATTTATAGGTTTAGATGCGCTGTGAATTGTTAGGAACGCCGACACTACCGGCGTGATCCGCAGCTTGATCCAGCGCATGTTCGTTGGCCCGTGGTCGAGCACCCTGCTCCAGACCGGCGATGGCGCGCCGATCCCGTTCGTCTCGGCGAGCACCGCTCTCCGCTACACGCCCGTATACCGCGCCGTGACGCTGATCGCCGGCGACATCGCGCGCGTTCCCGTCGAGATCTCCGCAACGGGAGCGGCGAGCCTGTTCGCATCGCCGTCGCGCTACATGAGCGCGTTCGAGTTCCGGCGCTCCATGACGATGCAGCTGCTGCTCTACGGCAATGCGTTCGCTGCGATCAACCGCACGCGCGCCGGCGAGCTGCTCGAACTGATCCTGCTCGAGCCCGATTCCGTCAGCCTCGATGTCAACGGACCCGAACCCGTCTACAAGACGCGCGCGTACGGAGACCTGTCCCCCGACCAGGTCTTCCACCTCCGCGCTCCGAGCGTGACGGGACTCTGGGGCGAATCGCCCGTGGCACTCTGCCGCACATCGCTCCAGCTGCTCGCCGCGCAGGAGCAGATGGCGCTCAAGAACTACGAGAATGCCGGCAATCCGAAGATAGCGATAGTGCACCCGCTGAAGCTCTCAGCCGAGGCGATGCAGAAGATCGAGTCCGACTACATGAAGCGACACGCCGGCAGCAGCAATGCGGGACGGCCACTGGTGCTCATGGAGGGGATGAAGATCGAGCGGATCTCGAGCACCATCGATGACACCGGGCTCGACGCGGCGCGCAAGTACTCGGTGGGAGATGTCTCGAGGATCTACGGCGTTCCCGCGTCGTACCTCTCGGAGAATGTCGGCAGCAGCTACGGGAGCATGGAGTGGCTGTCGCGCATGTATGTCGATGCGTGCCTCACGCAGTGGATCGCGTGCTGGTCCAGCGAGATCACGACGAAGCTCGCCACGCCGTTCGATTCCGTGGTCTGGGACATGGACGAACTGATCAGGCCGGGCATGGCCGAGACGATGGCCGCGTTCCGCACCGCCGTCGAGGCCGGGTTCATGACGCGCAACGAAGCGCGCGAGGAGCTCGACATGGATCCGCTGCCCGGACTCGATGCGCCGATCATCGCGCTGAACATGGGTACGGGCGGAGGACAGACCAACCTTGGAACCGACACCAGTGCGGGGAGCGCCAATGATTTCTAGACGCGACATCACGGCAACCGAGCAGTCGATCGACGGCCGCACGCTCGCGGGATACGCCGCGGTGTACGGCCAGGACTCGCGCGAGATCGTCGAGAACGGCCGGCGCTTCACCGAGCGGATCGCTCCGGGAGCGTTCAACGAGACGCTCTCGAGCGGAACCGATGTGAAGCTCTACTACAACCACGATGCGTCGATGCCGCTCGCGAGGACGCGCAGCGGGACACTCACGCTCAAGAGCGACCGGAACGGACTTTCGTTCAGCGCTTCGCTGCCGGAGACCACGCTCGGCAACGATGTCCGCGCGCTCATCGAGCGCGGCGACCTGAGCGGAGAGATGAGCTTCGGCTTCATCGTCACCGAGGATTCCTGGTCGAAGGACCGCAGCCAGCGCCTCGTGAAGAAGGCGCAGCTGCTCGAGGTCTCGATCGTCCAGGACGCCGCATACCCACAGACCAGTTCGAGCCTGCGGAGCGTTTCCGCGGCATACGAAGACGCCGCGAAACTGCGGCTCGCACTCCATTTCAGAAGGATGGCAGATCATGTCGGATGAGTTGAACGAACTCCAGAACATCACGCACCAGTACCGCCGCTCCCTCGAGGCGTACGAGGCCCGCACGGGCCGAGCGCCGCAGACGGTCGACACCCGCGGCAGCGGCGAGGAGAAGGAGAAGTTCGCCAAGATGGACGCCGATCTGAGCGCGGTCGAATTGATCGCCCAGAACAAGGCGCTCGAGGCGCGTCTCGCGAAGCTCGAGTCGCAGCCTCTTCTGTCCTCGCGCAGCGCATCAAGCCGCACCCTGGACTCCGCGGCAGCTGAATCGGCGCGCTGGCTCAAGGCGATGGTCAACAACGACCAGGCCGAGATCCGCGCGCTCTCGTTAAGCACAAGCAACGCCGGCATCCCGACCGACATGGAGCGCCGCATCGTCGAGCGCCTCTGGGATGCGAATGTCATGCGCCAGATCTGCCCGGTCACGCAGATCGATTCGAAGCGAACGATCACCGTTGAGAACGCGCTGCCGACGACCAGCCTCGTCTCGGAAGCCGGTGCCATCGGTTCGCCCGGAGATCCGAGCTTCGGCACCGCCGTCTCAGTCGTGCCGTACAAGTACGCCACGCGCGTGATCCTCTCTCAGGAGTTCATCGAGGACGGAATCGGCCAGGGCGGCATCGGCTCGGCGCTCGACTATGTCGCCAATCGCTGCGCTCTCTCCATCGCGCTCAAGCAGGAGGAGGTGTATGTCGCCGGCACTGGCTCCAGCCAGCCGGAAGGAATCGCTGGCTCGACCACCGGCAAGCCCATCGCACAGGGCGTCGATCTCGGCTCCGGCGCGGCGCTCACGACCGTCACCGCCGACAACCTCATCGATGCGCTCTTCACCGTGAAGCCCGTGTACCGCAACTCGCCCCGCTTCCGCTGGCTCTTCAGCGATTCGATGGTGAAGACGGTGCGCAAGCTCAAGAACAGCGGTTCAGTCACCACCAGCGGCGGATACGCCACTGAATACATCTGGACCCCTGGGACGGCGAACGCGAACACGATGGTCGGCGGCATCCCCGCGACCGTGCTCGGCGTTCCGTACTCGGTGTCGCAGTATGTGCCGACCACGACCGGCGACGGCACCGTGTACGCGGTCATCGGCGACTTCAACTACTTCGAGATCTTCGACCGCACCGGCATCACCTCCGTGGTCGACCCGTACTCGCTCTCGAACAACCACCAGACGGCGCTGATCTTCTACACGCGCACCGACAGCCACATCATGCTGGCCGAGGCGTTCGCGTACATCCGCGGCTGATCCTTTCTCCTCTACGCACCCGCCGCGGGAAACCGCGGCAGGGTGTTTTCAATGTCGGTACCACTCTCCACGATCAAGTCGGCGCTCAAGATCGAGTACGACGATGACGATTCCGAGCTCACGCGGCTCAGGGACGCGGCGGCTTCGCTCATCGAGCGCGAGACCGGGCTGACGCTCACCCCGCAGTCACGGACGCTGTACCTCGCATCGTTCAAGGACACGGCCATCCCGTTCGTCCCGATGAGCTCCGTCTCGGCCGTCACCTACTACGACGGTTCGAACGCACTCACGACGATGCCGGCGACCGACTGGTGGCTTGATCGGAGCGAGGGTCCGCTGCCCATCCTGCGGTTCCTCGAGGCGCCGGCCATCTATGAGGGAACGAACATCAGCGCCGCGGTGAGCTGCGGATACAGCAGCCTCCCCAACGAACTGGTGCACGCCGTGGTCGCGCTCACGGGCGCCTGGTACTCGAACCCCGAGGCATTCCAGCCGATCGGGCTCCAGATGGTCCCGATGTCGCTCCAGTACATCATCGAGTCGATGCGCGTGCGGGAGCTGATGCGATGATCTCGGCGGGGCTCCTCAGGTGGACGGCGACGATGCTTGCGGCGAGCACCAGCCAGGACACGCTCGGGCTCCGCTCCGACACATTCACCACGGGCGGCACATTCCGCTGCGACATGCGCAACCAGAGCGCGCAGGAACAGGCCTACGCGGACGGCGTGGCGGTGCGCCGCACATGGGAGCTTCGCGCGCGCTGGCAGCGCATCGAGAACCTCGGGCTCACCGAGGTCGACAGGATCAGCGTCGACGGGCGCACGCTCAAGATCAGCTCGATCATCAACCTCGACGGAGCCGATCGCGTGGCCGTGATCCAGTGCGAGGAGGTCGGCTGATGGCGACCATCCAGCAGGCCGTGCGCACCATGCTCACCACCGGCACGACGCTGTCGAGCGGTTCGCCGGCGGTGCCGGATTCCCGCGTCACGCACGGCTACCGCCTGCAGGAGAGCGCGCTGCCGGCCGTCACCTACTCGGTCGACAGCCGCGGGGACGCGAGCACATCTGGCGGCATACAGGAGAGCACGATCACGGTGACGAGCATCGCGAACACAAGCGAGGACGCCCTCGCGATCGCCGAGAAGGTGCGGAGCGCGCTCGCGAGCGGCACCTACGACACGATCCCGATCGATGCGGTGATCGTCACCAATGAGACGCTCCAGCCCGAGACCATCGGGCTTTCGGACGAACAGGAACCCGCACAAGCCGTCACGACGGCGACGATCTACTGGAGACCATGAATGCCCGTCACACCGAGACCATGTAGGAACTGCGCACTCACGGCTGATGCAACAGCAATCATCGGGATCGTCGATGCTTCGGTAACGCTTACCAGTGACACCATAGAAGTCACCGAGATCGCGACCGTCGATCGCGTCCACATCGCAGGAATGCGCAGTGGCACGGTCAGCGGAACAGTGTTCTACGATCAGGCCGACAACGGGGTATTGAAGTTGGAATCACTGATCAAGAGCGGTAACGCGGTAAACTTCGTGTTCACTCTTCATTCCGGCGCGACCTACACCGTTCCGATCATCATGACATCCTGGTCTCCGTCGATCGCGGTCAACGATGTCGTGCGAGCCGGTTTCACCGGACAGTTCGCCGGGGAGTGCGTGATTGCCTGATCTCCGCTCAATCCTCGCGCTCGAGCCGGTGCCGTTCGAGTACATGGGCGTGCCGCTGAGGCTGAAGCGGCCGTCGCTGATCGATCTGGTGGAGGCCGTCGAGGCCAACGCAGTAGGCACGGCGCACGCGCGCGCATGGGCGATCCACCGGCATGTGCTCGACGAGAACGGAACGCCGGTGTTCGCCACGCCTGAGACGGCGCTCGCGTGCCCGTCCGGCCTTGCCGCGAAGACGATGCCGATGATCGAGGAGCTCTACAAGGAGGGCTCGGACTGACTCGGGATGCGCGCACGCTGCTGGCGCGCGTCCTGAAGGATCGGAATGCAGCACCGTGGGAACGGTCGGTGCTCGAGCTGGTGGTGGTGCTCGATGTGCCGAACTACCAGGCCATCAGAAGGAAGCTCGATGAGCTCAGATCTCGCGATCACCGTGAATAAGAAGAGCCAGGCCGAATTGCAGGCCTGGCTCAACATGTTCCCGGTGGCGATGCAGGATGCGCTGATGAAGCGCGCGCTGCGGCAGTACGCGCGGGATGCGATGGCCGTAATGAAGGCGCAGACGCCGAACCGGTACCCCGATGCGAAGAACAGCATCAGGTACAAGATGAAGCTCTGGCCGTCCGACATCATCTGGGTCGGCATCGGGTACAGGACGATCCCAGGACAGTCGGCCGGACGGTTCGCATTCGGCCGGCAGCGCCGCGCGATCTACGACGAAGAAGGTGTCGGATGGCGCACCCACTTCATGGAACTCGGGTTCCACACCTGGTCTAGCGCCTTGCGGAAGCCCCCGACGGCGCGCGGACTCGGCTGGAAGCGGGGCCTTTACCATCGCGGCAGGGGCGCGTACAAGCGCGGAAAGTTCGTCAGTCAGATTGCGGCACAGGCCACATCCGGCAAGGTGGTCCCGTACATGATCCGCGAGCTTGACTTCGCGACCCGCCAGGCGCTCGCCAAGTCGAAGCGCGAGATGCGGAAGGTCCGCCGGCGCAATGTGCTCACCTTCACGGCCCAGATATGAAACTACCGACACTCAACATCGATCTATCGGTGAACACCGCCAACCTCACGCGCGGACTCGCGAAGGCGGAAGGCGATGTCGCGAAGTTCGGCACGAAGGCGACGAAGATCATCGGAGCCGGAGCAGGGATCAGCAGCCTCGGCCAGAAGCTCGGACTAGGGACGCGCGGCCAGGCGGCGTTCGGAGCGGCCGGACTCGCCTATGGAACCATCACCTCGGTGTTCGGCCTGATCAATTCGGCCGTCGAGAGCCTGCGGAACTCGAGCGCGAACGCGGCCAAGACGATGGCCGATTTCGCGGAGTCGGGCAGATCGAGCACGGGACTGAGCCTCTCGAACGCGATGGCGCTCGAGTCGGTCGGCAACCAGATCAGGAAGATCGTCGACTTCTTCTCCTCGCTCTGGGACACATTCATTGCGTCGAGCATCGACCCGCAGACAGGTCAGAGCGCCGTGCTCGACTACCTCGAGGCGTTCGGCGAGGGATTGAAGACGGTGACCGCGTTCACCGGAGCGTTCCTCGGTGGACAGGACACGGGAGCGGCGATCGGGAGGGCCACCGCCGGCAGCATCGCCGGCGAACAGGCGTACATGACGCCGTCCGAGATAGACGCCATGCAGAGGCGCATCGACGCCGAGAAGGAACGCAAGCAGCGCCGGGAGATCGAAACATGAATCAAAGCGCGAAATACAGGGCGTGGCGCACCAGTTGCGTGGCCCGATTCGGAACGATCTGGGACATCCACACCATCAATGAGACATGGCACATCGAACGCGTCGACGGTGCCGCGATGAAGTCGCTCGAGGCATCGGCCATCATGTTCGAGACGGGCAGTGGAGCGCCCGTGATCCCGACCATGGACAGCGGTTTCGTCGAGGCTGGTGGCGCGGGGACATCGTGGATGGAGAGCGCAGTGGTCCGGTCGCTTGTGTTCAAGGGTCCGAACGGGAAAGGGATGGATGTCGACATCGAGTACGGCACCCGCTACTTCGAGACGAAGTTCGCGAAGGGAATGACCGGGGAGGACATCTCGGCAGCGACCACGCTTTCCCAAGGGCTGATACTGCCATGCGCGTGTCTTCCAATCTTCCAGACGCGGAGCATGCGCCGGTACAAGGACAATCCCGGAATGACATCGCCCAGTTACTCGAGCGATGCCGTGCTGAACATCGGCGGCGCCCGCATCGACATGGATCAGGATGTGAGGCAGGTCGGTCTCAAGCTTCGTTTCATCAACGACACGAACAGCATCACGATGCTCGGTGATCCATCGACCGATGGCATGGTCGACATCGCTAAGGCTTACATGGGAATGAAGAACTCCCAGCCATTCCTCGGACTTCCGTCCGGCTCCCTGTACTGCTCCGGCGCGACGGTCAACCACCTCGAGGGTGAGTTCTTCGAGTTCGTCCTGGAGTTCCTATACGATGAATATTTCTTCCATTCGCAGGTGGTGGAGAAGGACAAGGACGGGCGCGCCAAGATGAACGGCTCGGACTATGCGAATGTCGATTGGCGCCGGCCCGTCAGGACGGGCGTTGACTTCAACTCGATCTGGCCGGCCGGCGATCTCGGCAAGAGCCTCAAATACCAGGCGTTCGCGGGAAGGTGGTACTGATGTCCCTGAACACCCGCGAGGGCCGGCAGCAGTCGGACCTGTCCCGCGCGCTCACATACCGGCCGGATTTCGAGCCGATCACCACGCAGCTCATGAAGGTGATCAGTTCGAGCGTGATCGACGCGCCGAATGTGCGCTGGCTCTACTCCGTCAGGAAGGCGGTGGTCGGCAATCCCGCGACCTATCTTCCTGGCCTCGACAGCGACTCGGCCACATTCCAGGCGCTGAGCGTCTCGGAACTGAGCAACGCCGGCACCTACGC